TATTAGCTTTTCTAATGGGTCAGTAATGTCACCAGAAGCTGAGCAATGGCTAGCTTTCCAAGTAGCAACCTGCTACGGTAGGGATAAAGATACTTGGGATGAAAGACAAGCTTGGGTAATGGAGAACCTAACACTCATCAGTTCTGTCGCTCAAGATCCTATTAGGTTTAGGCCTGATTGGGAGAAAGCAGAGGAACCATGGCAGTTTTTAGCTGCTTGTGAGGAGTATTATAGCTGTGTAATGATAAGGAGTCGTAAGTTTACGACACTTGCTATCGCAATAGACGCTACATGTAGTGGTCTCCAGATTCTCGCAGCTTTGGCTTTAGATAAATCAACTGCTACCCTTGTTAATGTTGTACCTAGTGATAGGCCACAAGATGCATACAAGACAGTAGCTGACTATTCTAAACCAAATGTACCTGAACGTATACGTCCTTACTGGGATAGGAAGGCTACCAAAAGGTCAGTCATGACTATACCCTATAATGCTAAACCTTTTAGTAATAGGACATACATTAGAGATGCGTTAAAGGAGAAAGGTATAGAGATAGAGAAAGATGAACTAACAGAATCAGTTACAGCAGTTAGGGACGCAATGGGTGCTATAGTACCTGGTCCTATGTCTGTAATGAAATGGATAGAGACAGAGGTAAGTAAAGCTATCAGGAATGGTAAAGAGGTCTTAGAATGGACCACACCCTCTGGTTTTATTGTTCGTCAACGCTTAATGAAACCTAAACGTAATCAACTAAGGTTACAATTGTTAGGTGAAGTTAGAGTAAATATAACTACAGATAATGAGAAGCTGGTGTCTTTAGCTAGACATAAAGCTGCTACTGCACCCAATCTTATCCACTCACTAGACGCATCCCTATTACAGATAGCGTCAAGCAAGTTTGGTGATACTCCATTAGCTACAATTCATGACAGTGTTTTGACTAGAGCTACGGACATGACTAGACTATCTACATTAGTAAGGGAAACTTACAAGAATCTCTTTACTAATGGTTACTACTTGAAAGACTTTGCCACTGCTATAGGGGCAGAGACTGAACCACCGATCATTGGAGACTTAGAACCCTCCGACGTGATTGAATCCACTTATTTCTTTTGTTAAATGCTTTACCCATCATTATTTGATAGCTTCTTCGCTCCTACCAGAGTGATAGTTGTCTCTGAAGAAAGGCTTCAAGCTGCTGAGCGCAAAGCTAAGCAAGAACAAATTGAAGCTGTTGAGGCTCGTATAGATGATCTCACACAGTACAGAGATAGCTTGACTAAGGAGTTAGCTAAGCTTAATCCTGTTAACGATGTTAACGCTAAGGAGACAGCTGATTGCGATGTCTAGAACTATCCACAAAACTGACAACCCTGTAACCCTTGAGGGATTTCAAGCTATACTAGCACCTAGTAAGTTTGGTTATTCTCTAGCTGCTGTAGTTGGAGATGATATAGTTGAGAAACTAGAATCTGAAAGGACTGAAGTACTTAAATGGTGCGAATCTAAACTTAAAAATCCCAAGCGTAGTACCCTCAAACCAGAACCATGGGAAGAGGTAAGCAAGGGTAAATATAAAATCAAGTTCTCATGGAATGAGGACAACCGCCCACCTGTTGTTGATACGGAGGGTGTACCTGTTACTGATGTTAAAACACCATTGTATGGCGGATCTACTGTTAAACTGGCTTTCTATCAGAAGCCATATATTCTACGGGATGGGGTTACCTATGGTAGCTCTCTTAAGCTGGTTGGCGTACAAGTTGTCTCAGTAAAAGGAGATGCTGGCGTAGATACTGGAGACTTAGATGCGAACGAAGTTGCTGAGTTATTCGGGACAACCGCCGGATTTAAAACAAGTGATCCGAACGTTACTCCTACTACAAATGACTCGACCGAAAACGAAGAAGAAGACTTCTAAATACAGGTCGCAACTAGAAGAGAAAGTAGCTGATCTATTAGCAAACCTTGATGTTAACTTTGAATATGAAACAACTAAGATCTCTTATACAATCCCGCACAACTACAGCCCTGACTTTATACTCCCTAATGGGGTTATTCTAGAATGTAAAGGCTATTGGGATAGTGCTGACCGCCGTAAAATAAAAAGTGTTAAAGAACAGAATCCAGATATAGATCTGCGTATGGTCTTTCAATCACCCTTTAACACCATATCAAAGAAATCAAAAACTACATACGCTCAATGGTGTGAGAA